ATGATTGTTCGGGATGAAGAGGACGTTCTGGGCCGCTGCCTGGACAGTGTGGCCGGGGTGGCCGACGAGGTGGTCGTGGTGGACACCGGATCGAAGGACCGCACCCGGCAGATCGCCCTGGAAAAGGGGGCGCGGGTGTATGACTTTCCCTGGTGCGACGACTTTGCCGCCGCCCGCAACTTCGCCCTGGAGAAGGGGCGGATGGAGTATCTCTTTTGGCTGGACGCCGACGATGTGCTGCTGCCCGCAGACAGGGAGGCGCTGATTGCCCTCAAAGGGGAGCTGGACCGATCGGTGGACATGGTGATGCTGCGCTACAACACCGCCTTTGACCAGGCGGGACGGCCCACCTTCTCCTTTTACCGGGAGCGGCTCTGGCGGCGGGACCGGGGGTTCCGCTTTGAGGGGGCGGTGCACGAGGCAGTGACTCCTCGGGGCCGGGTCATCCGCCGGGAAATCGCCGTCACCCACCAAAAGCTCCACCGCCGAGACCCGGAGCGAAATCTGCGCATCTTTGAAAAGGAGGCGGCCAAGGGCCCCCTTTCCCCCCGACAGCAGTTCTACTTTGCGCGGGAACTCTGCTATGCCGGCCGGCTGGAGGAGGGGGAGCGGGTGCTGACGGCCTTTTTGGAAAGCGGCCAGGGCTGGGTGGAAAACCAGGTGAGCGCCTGCCGGGAGCTGGCTCGCTGCCTGGAGCGCCAGGGGCAGCCGGAACGGGCGCTGCGGGCCCTGTTCTGGAGCTTTGCCTTTGACCGGCCGCGGGCGGAGATCTGCTGCGACATTGCCGGCCGCTTTTTCGATAGGGGGCTCTGGCAGCGGGCGATGTACTGGTACCGCCAGGCGCTGGAAATCCCCTTTGACCCCGCATCGGGCGGCTTTACAGAGCCCGACTGCTACGACTTCCTGCCCCACATTCAGCTGTGTGTCTGCTATGACCACCTGGGGGACTGGCGCCGGGCCGAAGAGGAGAACGAACTGGCCGCCCTCAGTAAGCCGGATCACCCCTCGGTGCGGCAAAACCGGGCCTATTTTCGGGCGCGGCGGCAGCGGGAGACGGGTGCCGGAAAGGAGGCATGATCCCCCATGGAGGGAGAGGGAAAAGGGCTTGCATTTTGCAGGGGGAACGTATATAATAACAGGGTACTAAAAATGCCGGTGTGATGGAATTGGCAGACGTAGTGGACTCAAAATCCACCGCTGGTGACAGCGTGCCGGTTCGAGTCCGGCCACCGGCACCAAAAGAACCGCTCAACAATGCGATTTGTTGAGCGGTTCTTGCTTCCAGTAACCCACTTTTGAACCCATTTTTGTTTTTACTCTAGAATGCGATCGAAGGCCTTGTCCAGAAGTTTGGCCGCCCTTTCCAGCTCCCCGTCCACCTCGTGGCCGTAGACGCCAAACGTGTCCATGTTGGCACTGTGGCCAACAATCATTTTGAGAAGTTCTTCTGGTACGTCTGCTTTTGCAACTGAGATCAGGGTGTGGCGTAGCTCATGCAAGCTACATGAAATTCCATGCTGCTTTCGGTATGTTTCCCATTTTTTTGATAGATGCTTGGGGTCTAACCGATCTCCGTTTTCGTCGGGGAATAGCCATCGGCTTTTTATGCCCAGACGCTTTAGCATCTCTTTTTGCGCCTCGACTTCTTCCATTGCTCGGGAAGAGAGGACGAATCCTCGCTGGGCGTTGTCTGTCTTCCCGCCGGTCACCTCATTGTAGTGGTTGATGGAGCGGCGAATAAAGAGTGTGTTTCCCTTTAGGTCTTGCCTTTGGTCAATCCCGCAGAGTTCTCCTCGGCGCGGCCCTGCAAGCACCATAAACCGCCACGCATGGATGAAAAAGGCCGGTTCTTCCTTCCCGTATCGGACAATGGTGTCCTCCGAAAAAAGCGTTTTCATATTGTCTGGCTGGAGGATTTTTTTCTCTCCGACGGGCGCGTCTCTAGGTATTTCCAAAAACTCTGGCCGAACCATTGGAATGCCGCGCTTGAAAGAATATTTATAAAAGGCGGTCACTGATCCGCGTATATTCTTGATGCTTTTCTTTGAAAGCCCGGATCGATAGGCGTCGTTCAAGCAGTCCTGCCAGTTTTGGATGGTGATGTCGCGGGCATATTTGTGCTCCAGACGAGGGAGAAACCATCGTCTCCCGTGCAGTTCATGGTTTCGGTAATTAGATGTGCTGGTGGTTAGATGCACTTCTGCGAGAAAATCAGCCCAAAGCGGGGCGAAGCGAATGTTTTCGTTTTTGGTATTGGAGGCCAGCCAGTTATCTGCTTTCCTTTCCGCCTCAATTTTCCCCCTTTTGGAAGGGGTGGAGCTGTAAAAAGCCCTGCGTACTCCATCCTTCTGAACTTTGATTTGCCAGCGTTGGCTTTTTTCAATCCAGATGGCTTCATTTTTTCTCATGGTTGCACCCTCCCGCCAAAATATGCTATACTGACAGGGCAGATGGCTCCCAAACTATCTGCTCTATCCGTTACCCGTCCAGCGCCTTACCGCTGGGCGGGTCTTTTTTCTTCCAAGTCTAACATATAGTAGTATTCTACGGCCTTTTCTACAAACCGCTGTGGGACGTTGAAGAGTTCTGCCAGTTCCCATGGTTCCGTTACTCCGGAATTTATTGCATCGTTGAAGTATTGTCGAGGTATGATTTCTTCGATTGCCCACCGATCGGCCCGAACCTCATGCCGTTCCCGCAAATCAAAAGGGCTATATTGGTTGTAAAAGCTTCCCGTTTTACAGTGCCCCAGTTCATGGGCAAGAGCTGCTTTTTTCTCCGCCGATGTCTCAAATTGAGTTTCATCAATCCCTATGTAGCAAGTGCTATTTTCAAGTAGCGAGAGTGCTTTTGTGAGCGGCAAATTGAGACGCAGAACAGAAATGCCGTCCTTTTCGGCAAGTCTATACAGCTTATTTAATATGTCCATTCCGTCTTTGTTCCTCTACGTATTTTGCGAACCGCTTGACCTCATCCATGATGTCATCGGTTATTTCTTCCGGCGCGTCAAACAGCGCAAATTTTAGTTCTTCATCTGTAATGCCTCCGCCTTCTTCGGCGGGGGCTTTTTCTTTTTTGTCTGTGTTCCCGAGGAGGTAGTCAACGGAAACTCCGAAGTAGTTTGCCAATTTGGAGGCGGTTTCCGCCTTTACTGTGTGTCTCCTCCCCATTTTTAAGTCGGTCATAACACTTGGCTGAATTCCGGTATCTTTACACATTCTGTATGGGCTTATACCCCTCTCATCACATAGCCCCGCAAGAATACTGTACAGCTTTGACATAATACACGCACCTCAATTGTGCACTTCGTAAAATATACGAGCGCGTAATAATTCCCTGTTGACTATTACTCGTGCGTGTAGTAGTATTTAGACACAGAGACGCGAACGAGTAGTAGAAAAGGTGTTGACAACTCATAATATATTATACGTTCGTGTAAAAGTCAATAGGAAGGGAGGTGATGTCTTTGGCAAAGAAGCAACTTTGTCAACTTGGCAAGGAAATCAATCACGCACTTGTGGATATTAACCAACCAAAAGAATGGCTGATTGAGCAAGTGCGGCAGGACACGGGGAAATATTTTGACCGCTCCTATCTTCACAAGATTGAGACAGGAGAACTCTCCACCCCAGGAATTGTGTCCAGCATTAGAAAAATCCTTTGTATAGAGGATAACACAAAGAATGTCCAATAAAACGGACAGTAAAAATCCCCGCCGAAGCGGGGGAGGAGGTGAAGAGCTTGGCGAAGTCGGCAGAGATTCGTGGAGACGGGTGTGCGACACGCATTTTTATTGATGGACAAGAAATCGACGACGTTTTGTCCTACAGGGTAAGCCAGGATGCCGGAGAATCAGCAGTATTTGAAATTACTTTCCAGGTCAATGGGGCAGTAGTGCAGACGAAATAGCAGCAGCAACCGCTTGCGCAATCTGCATTAGGGATTTAAGTGAGGAAACCACCGCAAAAAGGAGGAAAGAAAGGAGGTGAACACCATGGGAAAATCGCCAGATACATATCGCTACCTTCGACAGAGACTCCGAGAGTTGGGAGTGGATGTTTCGTATCTGTCGCAACTTCTCGGCTTTTCGTCTCCAACATCTGCGAGCGATCGCCTATCAGGCAGAGCCAATTGGAGGCAGTCGGAGATGTACCGAGTGTTAGAGATCATCAGAGAGCCCCCGGAGCGGCTACACATTGTTTTTCCGCCCGACGGAGTAGAATTTCGCCGCCGAGGGCGTCCGCAGAAAGAGCGGCAAAAAAGCCCCAAGGAACTGCTTATTGAGGCACTTGGCCTCATGGAAGCGGAAGAAAGGAAGGAAACAGCATGAGCCCCACAAAACTAACCGCCATCGGCTCGGCGCTCCTGCTGCTGTCTGGTGGCATGAGCGACGCAGGAACCAGTCTAACCCACGTAATTGGGTTTGCTGCTTGTGGCCTTGGCTGCATTGTGGCGGCGCTGCTGGTATGGAGAGGAGAGGCGAAAAGATGATCTACCCGTGTATGGATTGCCCCAAGCACAATGAGTGCTTTGACCACGATAAATGCATCCATTACCGCAAAGCCAAGCAGGCAGCAGAGGAGCTCAAGCGCAAGGAGCGGGAGTGGAGGGGCGACTACAACGCCAAAACCGTCATCGAGATCGAGAGGACGAAAAGAATTAGGAAGAGGAAGGGGAAATGAAAATGCAAGGCAAATTGTTTCGTCCCGTGAAGTACAGGTATCTTCGTTTTCTGGCCAGTCAGAAAGGCTATAAAACGTCAGCCGAATTGGCAGAGGCCATCGGGATATCGACTGAAACCCTGCGGACCAGACTGAACGATGGGACAGCAAAGGGCGCAAGCAGGTGGCGGCTGGATGAGGTCTATCGGGTGATGGACATTCTCCATGAACCTCTCGAAAATATTCAACTGGTTTTCCCGCGAGACGGTCGAGACGGCCCTGAGATGGCCTTGAAAATAGAGAAAGCCGCCCACGATGGTGCAAACATCGCGGACGGCAGTGCAAAGAAAATCTACACCCACAGTATAGGCCGAGAAGGGGAGAATGTCAATGTGTGAGATTTGTAGGCAGGTTCATTGTCCCCCCGGCTGTCCCAACGCTCCTTTGGATGACCGGCCCCGCTGCGAGTGCTGTGGTCAAGATGCAGTTGGTGTCTTTTGCGGCGAAGCCCTTTGCAGCCGGCACCTAAATAGAGCGGCGTTTCGCGCAGCTGAAACAGAAGACCGAAATGAGTTTGTACAAGATCACTGGCAGCAGTTCTGTGGCTATCTGCGGATCATGGGAGGAACCGAGTTTCTCTCCTCGCAAGAATACGATGTTGCCGGTCTGATCACGGATTTTTGTGAAAACTTTCTGACAGAGACCTATTTTCACTGGTTGTGCAACCACGGCCAGTTCGAGTATGAGACCATTTAAGGAGAGATAGAGATGGCAATTTTGCAGCCGGCTGAAATGGATTTCAGCAATCAAAAATTTTCCATGATTATCAGCGGGAGCCCGGGGATCGGGAAGACCACCCTGGCCCTCTCGGCGCCGGACCCGGTGCTCATCGACTTCGACAAGGGGGTTGCCCGGGTCAGGGCAGCCCACCGCAAAACCACCATTGAGGCAGATACATACGAAGAGGTGCTCAAAGACCTGGAAAGCCCGCAGGTAAAGGCCTGCCAGACCATCGTTATTGACACCGGCGGCAGCTTTGTAACCTACCTGCAGGACTGGGCCATGCGGGACAACCCCTCCCTGAACCGGCAGAAGAACGGGGCCATCTCCCTGAAAGGGTTTGGCGCGGTAAAGGCAGAGTTCGTCCGCTTCACCAACTGGCTAAAATACACCCTGAACAAAAACATCATCTATGTCTTCCACACGGTGGAGCAGAGGGACGGAGACGTGACCCGGCAGAGGCTCCTTTGCGAAGGAGCGGCCCGGGACATCGTCTGGCAGCCCTGTGATTTGGGTTGCTTCATGCAGATGGTGGGGGAAGACCGGCTGGTGGGATTCACCCCCACCGAGCAGTACTTTGCCAAGGGCTGCTATGGGGTGCAGGGTCTGCTCAAACTGCCCCGGCTGGATGACGGCGTCCCCAACGATTTTTTGAACCGGCTCTTTGAACGAGCCCGGGAGAATATCCGCCAGGAGGCGGAGGCCCATCGGGGAGAGCAAGAAGCCTATGAAGCGGCTATGGAACAGGCGCGGGAGTTGATTGAAGGAATTCACGACCCTGCCACTGCCCTGGAAACAGCCCATCAGCTGAAGAAGCTCTCCCACTACCTCACCAGCGAACGAGAGGCAAAAGCCCTACTGGCGGCCAAAATCAAGGCGCTGGGGATGCACTGGGACAGAGAGGCGGGGGCCTATGTCAAGGAATAGGTTGCTGCTGACCCAGTCACTCCTTTCGGCCTGGCTGTGGATGTACAAGGCCAGCGATCCGCAGCGGGCACAGGAGGACTTCTTGAAGACCCTGCACCGGCAGCCTACGCCCCGGACAAAGCCCATCCAGGACGGCATTCAGTTTGAGAATCTGGTTACCGCTTGGTGTGAGGGCGAGGAGCCGGAAAGGGGGCACAAATGGGCAGAGGGAATCCGGCAGGTAGGAGAGATTGTCCGTGGAGGAACCTTTCAGGTGGCCGCCTATCGAGACATGGTCATTGACGGGATTCCATTCCTCCTCTACGGCCGTCTGGACGTCCTCAAGGCCGGGGAGATTTACGACATCAAATTCTCCCACAGCTACCGTCCGGGAAAATACCTAGACAGCCCTCAGCACCCCATGTATTTTGCCTGCTGCCCGGAGGTGGAGAGGTTCACCTATTTGGTGAGCAACGGGAGAGACCTGTATCGGGAGATCTACACCCGAAACGAGACCCCGGAAATTGAAACGATTGTAAAACCATTTGTTCAGTATTTGGAGTTTTCCGAGCTGGATGAACTGTACGCAGAAAAATGGAGGGCAAGAGACTGATGCCGAATATGGACTTTATGAACGCATATCAGAAGATCACCCGGCCGGGGGCCGACCGGCTGTTGGCTTGGCTGGAGACCACCGACTTCTTTACTGCCCCGGCATCCACCCGATTCCACGGCGCTTATCCTGGCGGGCTGTGCGAGCACAGCGTGAACGTTTACAAGCGACTTTGCGCCCTGGCGCCGGAAGAGACACCCGAAACCCTGGCCGTCTGCGGCCTACTCCACGACCTCTGTAAAGCCAATTTCTACAAGGTCAGCAGCCGCAACGTGAAGGATGAACAGACCGGCCGGTGGGAGAAGGTGCCCTTCTACCAGGTAGAGGATCAGTTCCCCTACGGCCACGGTGAGAAGTCGGTCTTTCTCATTGAGCGGTTCATGCGCCTTAAGACCAGCGAAGCTCTGGCCATCCGATGGCACATGGGTGGCTTTGACGATGCGACTAAGGGTGGCAGTTACGCGGTTTCTACAGCCTTTGATCATTGCCCACTGGCAGTGAAGCTGCATCTGGCAGATATGGAAGCCACCTATCTAGACGAAAAGAGAGGAGAATAAAAATGAGTATTTTTGACGGATACCGCAGAGAAGAGAGCGCCCGGCTGGAGCCCGGAGATTACCGGGTGGCCATCACCGAGGTGGAGGAGACGGTGAGCAAAAGTGGTAACCCTATGCTGGTGGTGGCGGTACGGCCCAGCGGGTCGAACATCCGCATCAAACACTATATCGTAAAAAACGACTACTTCAACCGCAACCTGACCTCCCTCAAAGACAGCTTTGGCATTGCCGACGAGGACAACGAGATTTTGGGTTGGATAGGTGCAGCCGGTGCCGCCAGGTTGGCAGAAGACGATCGAGGGTACCTGAAGGTGCGGTGGTTTATCCACCGGGACAAACAAGGTACCCTCCCTCCTTGGGAAGGAGAGCAGCCCAGCCGCCAGCAGGTGCAGGACTTTGAGGAACTGGCGGACGATGATGACCTGCCCTTCTAATCATGCGTAGGAGGTATAGCGAAACCCAGGTAAAAGGGCGGCTGCAAGAGATGGGCGTCCTGGTGGACACCCGGGAGCAGGTGTGGAACCACATCGAAGACACCCTGGGGAAAAAGAAAATTCCTGTGCAGCGAGGGAAGCTTCCCTGCGGGGACTACACCGCTTTACTCCCCGACGAGCAGGGAGGGTTCTTGAGCCTGGAGGACGAGGTGGTCATCGAGCGCAAGGCCAACCTGGACGAGATCGCCGGAAACTTTACAGTAGACCGGCGGCGTTTTGAGGCGGAGTTCCTACGGGCTAAAGCGGCGGGGGTGAAGGTGTTTCTGCTGGTGGAGAACGCTAGCTGGAGGAAGATATACTCCCATGATTACCGCAGCAAGATGGCCCCCAAGGCCCTGGCCGCCAGCCTGTTAGCATGGCAGGTGCGCTACGGTATCACCTTGCTTTTCTGCCAGCCGGAGGACAGCGGTCGAATCATCTACAGCACCCTTTACTATTGGGCCAAAGAACGATTGGAAGGCGGTGCAGCATGAGCGCGGTGGAGGAGGTCAAGGCGCGGATCACGGTGCCCGAAGTGTTGCTCCGATACGGTCTCCCCACCTCCTCCAGGGGGCGGATACCTTGCCCCATCCACCAGGGGGAAGACCCCAACTTTGCCTACACAGACGAGCGGTTCCACTGCTTTGTCTGCGGGGCGGGGGGCTCGGTGATCGACCTGGTGATGGGCCTTTTTGGCCTTACATATCCGCAGGCACTGGTCCGGTTAGATGAGGACTTCGGCCTGGGCCTTATGCGCGGGCAGAGGGACGAACGGGCCAGAAGAAAGGCGGCAGAAGTCGCCCAAAAACGAGCCCAGGAGCGCCGCAGGAGAGAAGATGGGAAGAAGGCTTACCAGTCGCTGACAGCGGCCTTCTGCGCCGAAATTCGGGGCTTGAGGTTAGGAGAAGAACGCCCTTCTCGATGGAATGGGGAGGGAGAACCGCCGGCCTTGCCGGCAAGCTGGGTAGAGGCCGCCCATCGGCTCCCATACCTGGAGTACTGGCTGGAAGAGAACAGCAATTTTGAAAGATGGGAGGCGAACAGCCATCGAAGCCATTCAAATTCCCAATTACACTCGGGAGGACTACCTGGAGGGGACGGACCCCTATGAGTTCCTCTACCAATTTTATGACGACAAATTTGTGCTTGACAGGCTGCTCCAGCGGATGAGCGAACAGGCCCGGAAGGTGCGGGTCACCGGCTTTAAGAAAGCCTTTTCGGAGTACGTGAAAAAGCAGATGGCCCTTGCTCGGCCGGTGGGGATGGCTGTCACCCAGTTCGAGGGGCAGGAGATGGAGCTGGACACCGGCCCTTGGCAGGCAGACGAGTACGGTGTGACCATCAGTGAGGATTACCGGGAGGTAGTAGCCTGCAACCACCCCATCCTGCCGGTGATGCGGCTGGTGAACATCGACACGGGGGTGGAGAAGCTGGTGCTTGCCTTTCGCAAGGGAAAGCAGTGGCGCCACACCACGGCGGACAAGCGCACCCTGGCCAGCCGGCAGAGTATCCTTGAGCTGGCCAATGTGGGGGTAGCGGTGACTTCAGAATCAGCCGCCTATCTGGTGCGCTATCTCCACGACATCGAGGGGCTCAACTACGATCAGATCCCAGAAAAACAGAGCGTGGGAAGACTGGGGTGGATCGGCGAAGAGGGTTTCTCGCCCTATGTGTCCGAACTGGTCTTTGACGGAGATGCCAACTTCCGCAGCTTTTTTGAGAGCGTCAAGGCCAGAGGATCACTGGAAGAGTGGCTCGACTTGGCACGACAGGTGCGGGCAGCGGAGGGGATCACTGCGCGAATCGTGCTGGCGGCGTCTTTCGCCAGTGTGCTGGTGGGTCCGCTGGGGTGCCTGCCTTTCTTTGTCCACCTCTGGGGCGGAACCGAGGCGGGCAAGACCGTAGGGCTGATGCTGGCCGCCTCGGTATGGGCCAATCCGGAGATGGGGAAGTACATCCACACCTTCAACTCTACCGCCGTAGGGCGGGAGCGGTCAGCAGCATTCTGCAACTCTCTGCCCCTGATTCTCGATGAGCTCCAGATCGCCAAGGACAAGAAGGAGTTCGACAAGGACATCTATATGCTTTCCGAGGGGGTGGGGCGAACCAGAGGCAACCGCTCCGGCGGCACTGATCAGACCCCTACCTGGCAAAACTGTATCCTCACGTCGGGAGAAATGCCCATTACCGGCGCATCTTCTGGCGGAGGAGCGGTCAACCGAATCGTAGAGGTGGAGTGCCGGGAACGGCTGTTTTCCGACCCGCGCGGAGTGGCCAACACCGCCAAGCGCCACTATGGCCATGCCGGCCGGCTGTTTGTACAGCGGCTGACAGAGGGTGGGTTTGAGGAGGCGGAGGGCCTTTTCAACCGGTTCTCGTCAGCCCTGCGGGAGAACGACACAACCGAGAAACAGGCCATGGCTGCCGCTCTCATCCTGACGGCCGACCAACTGGCCACCCACTGGCTTTTCGAGGATGGGCGAGCTCTCTCTTTAGAGGACATCTCCGAGTTCCTCCGCACCCGGGCCAGTGTAGACCAGAACGGCCGCTGCTACGACTTTCTCTGCGAGTACGTGGTGCAAAATCGCCACCGCTTCTGCGGGGAGAGTGAGCAGAATGAGGTTTGGGGCGCAGTCGACCGCGGGAGGGCATACATCGTCCGCAGCGTCTTCAACCGCATCTGTCAGGACGAGGGATATAGCCCTCGTGCATTCCTCAGTTGGGCGAAGTCAGCAGGAAAAATTGAAGTCGGGAGCAAGGGATTTGACATGACCAAGCGAATCAACAGGGCTCCATGCCACTGTGTGGTGTTGGTTTTGCCGGAGGAAGAGGAGGTCGGAAACGGCCTTTTGTCGGAAGAATAAGGAGTTGTGCGACTTATGTGCGACTTTGGATATTAGAACAAATCGCATGGTTATGCGGTTGTGCGAAATGTGCGACTTGTGCGACGTTTTAGACATACCCCCTTATAGAAAAGAATTTTTGTACATTTTAGTTATTTACTACTTTAGCACAATAAAAAACATAAAATCCCTATATAGCAAAATCTCCGGAAAAAGTCGCACAGTCGCACAACGCTTTAAAAATCGCATAGGTAAGCCAAAAAATCCGTGCGACCACAAGTCGCACACAGTCGCACAGGTCGCACAAAGGAGGCACAGATGAAGTTTCGAGAAATTGAACACGATGCGTCCGTCGGCGGAGAGTTCCCCCATCGCGGAAGCCTGTCGCAACAGGCCTGCTTTCTGGCCCTGCGATGCCTCTATGGCGATTGGCGGGCCGGGCGAATCACAAAAGAACAGGCCCAACAGGAGAGAAGAACACTAGAAAGTACATATCTGCGAGCTGTAGAAGACGAGAAGCGGCAGGCGGCCTGTTTGGCGCAATACCAGGAGAATCTGCGAAAGGTAGGGGAGGGGTTGAGCCAACTGGTCAGGAGTGCCCAGGAAGGGGAAAGTACAGAAAGCTTGCTAGAACTGTCATTGGATTGCCTCTCACGGATGACGGGGGAACGAGTCACCAAAGAAGCAGTGTTGAAAGGGGTGAGAATGGGGTGCGTGAGTTTGCCCAATATCTGATCATGTTGCTTGCCCTGCTTACCATCCAGCGGCCAGCGACTGCCGCCGAACCCAGATTGCCGGAGCCGGTGATGGCTCACGTAGAATCTCAACAGCGAATTTTCGCCGGTGAGTTTGCGGTATACGCCTACTGCGCGGAGCAATACCCCCACATCTGCGGGGGCAACCCCACCACCGCCAGCGGGGAGCCGGTGACGCCGGGGGTGACCATAGCCGCCGACCCAGACGTCCTGCCGCTGGGGACGCGGGTCTACATAGACGGCATAGGGGAGCGGGTGGTACAGGACACCGGCGGGGCCATCAAGGGGCGCAAGATTGACCTTGCAGTGGAGAGCCACCAGGAGGCAGTGGCTTGGGGAGTACAACACAAGGGAGTGTGGAAAATTGAACAGAGCACTATTGTCAAGTAAAACCGTGGAGTGGGAGACCCCACAAGATTTTTTCGATCAGTTGGACGCGAAATTTCATTTTTCGATCGATGTAGCTGCAAACGAAAATAACCGCAAATGCCCTCGTTATTACACCAAGGAGCAGGACGGGCTGGCCCAGAGTTGGGCAGGGGAAACTGTCTGGTGCAATCCTCCATACGGGCGAGAGATCGGAAAATGGGTGGAAAAGGCATACATAGAGAGCCAGGACGGAGGGGCGACGGTGGTCATGCTTATCCCGTCGCGGACAGACACTAAGTGGTTCCACACCTGGATATATAACCGGGCGGAGGTGCGATTTCTGTGTGGACGCCTTAAATTTGGTGGTGCCAAAAACGGCGCCCCGTTTCCCAGCATGGTGGTGGTATTTCGGGCGGCGATCGAGAGAGGAAGAAGAAAATGAGCGACCTAATCAGACGCGCCTTGCTGGGCGACCGCGAGTCACAGGAGGAGTGCACCAGACAGGGGATTGTGCTGTCGTGCCCGTTTTGCGGAGGTACTCCGATCTTTGAAGTGGTGTCAAGATATTGTACTTCGGTTACATTTGAGGCAATATATGAAGCGAAATGCAGAAAATGCGGAATGGCTGGGATTCGGTCAACCTCTGAAATAGCGCTGAAAAACGGAAAACCTGTTGTGTACAGAGATGGTTACATGGAGTGCCTCACCGCATGGAACATGCGCACTGTCATGCCGATTGGAAGGTGCGGGTCCTGCGCATGGCGCGGGACCATGGGCTGTGTGTGGGAGATGGTAGACGACGTGGAGGCACCTGGGCCGGATGGATATTGCAGTGCCTGGGCGCCGAGAGAGGAGGAAGAAAATGGCTGAGTATATCAAGAGAGAAGATGCGTTATCTCGTTTCACCTATGAGGGAGGAGACCGCATTTCGGAGGTAGATGTAGACAATTTCCCGGCCACTGTAACAATCAAAGACGTAAAACGTGTATTGCGCGAAATTCCCGCTGCCGATGTTATCCCGGTGGCGCACGGACACTGGATTGAGCACCCCACTGGCGGGCTGGTATGCTCTCACTGTGACAGGTACAAGCCAGACGAGTGGCGGAGCATGTGCTGCCCCAACTGTGGGGCGAGGATGGATGAGGTGGGAAAAATAATGTGGATTAAGTGTGAAGACATGATGCCGGAGCAGATGACCGAAAACCAAGGCCGCAAAAAGGTCAAGGTACTGGTGGCTATCAAACAAAAAAACGGGGTAACCCTCCGAACGCAGGAGCGGTGGATAAGTTCGTGCGGAAATTGGATGTGGAGATGCTCTCCCGGGGAGGTCACCCACTGGATGCCGTTGCCAGACCCTCCAGAAGATGAGGCGGAGGACTATGGGTGCACCCTATAACCTCTACATGGCGACCACGGCGGACGAGCTGGAGCTGCCCCTTTGCGTGGGTAAGGCAGAGGAAGTAGCGCGGTATCTTGGAGTGCCGTTGAGCTACATATACCAAGCGGTGTGCCGTCAGAAATCGGGGACAATCAGGGGGTACAGAGTATTTCGGATTAAGGAGGACGGGGAGTGACCAAGAGGGAATTGTCACAGCTGTATTATCTCAACCGCGAAATCGGGCAAGAGAAGCGACGCCTCGGAGAACTGGAGGCTGCTGCGCAGAATATCTCCCCAAAAATTACTGGGCTCCCGCATGTGGGGGGAATATCTGACAAGACCGCCATAGCCGCCGAAATAGCCGACTGCAAGGCAATCATCGAGGGAAAGATCAAGGCCTCAATCGCCGAATATAATCGGCTGAATCGGTATATAGCAGGGGTGGATGATTGCCTGATACGGCAAATCCTTAGCTTGCGGTACATTAACGGGTTTTCGTGGGCGGCTGTGGCCCTTCATATTGGAGGGGGGAATACAGCGGACGGGGTGAGAAAGGCTCACGACAGATGGCTTTTAAGATCGTCCGTTTTGTCCGCCTCGAAATGGTAAAATGGTTATAGTGATCTAGGTGAGGAGAGATGCGCGCCTTGCTTGGACACAATGGCCGGAGCGCACCGGCCCCAGTTAATCAGCCCGCCGCAGTAACCTCCCCAATATCCGGGGACAGGAGAGACGGCGGGTTTTATGGGCGGGCCGTCTGCATGAGGACGGTTTGCCCACCAATTGCCAAAGCTGGCAGAGCGCAGGGTCATAGACCCGCCAGCAGGCCCCTATTCCATGGGAACTGGAAGGGTGAGCACTGTCCAGAGCATGTGCGCCGCGTGTCAGCAGCGGGATATAAGTGTCTGACGTGATTGAGATTGTCTCCCCACCGGCGGAGACTAAAAAATAGCCAGGAGATTATGCCTGCCCAGTCGAAGCCTTACGTTCAGCGCGTGGGATACTCAGTAGGCTGGGTGGGCCGACAATTCAAGCCTGCACCTGACGGTGTGGGCTTTTTCGTGCCCATTTTTGGGCAGACAGGGGGCACTGAATGTACGTCTACGCCATAACAGCCAGAATCGGCTTCTCCTCGCCGCTTACCGCCGAGGAGGAGATGGCGCTACTAGATGCCCTTGCGGATGCTGCCGAAAAGATACCCAAGGGGTACGACGGAACGGCGGCCTCTGTATCGGAGCGGGAGGAGTAAAAACGGGTGTGCCAGCGCAAGCGATTCGCATAGACGCTGGAGGGATGGGATTGGGGAAAAAGAAAAAGACGCCGACTATTTGGCGTCTTTTTTGGAAAGGCGAAGTGAGCATCCAAGCGCATCTGCCAGAATATCAACGGTTTGGATTGTTGGGGAAATCCGCTTGCTTTCGATTCGAGATATGGCGGTCTGATTTATCCCGGTGAGCGCAGAAAGTTGTTGCTGGGTGACACCTTGGCGTTTTCGCTCCTCGACCAATTGGTCAATAACCAAAAAAGCATCGTCAGGCACTTACTGCACCTCCCAACGGGTCGGAAATTGCAGGCTGCTCATATAGGGTGACCGGGTCAATGTCGATGCAGTCGGCGGGATCGCGATCCCCGGAGATGTCCCAGGCAACAGTTCCGTTGAGGACAGTCAGGGCGTCGGAAAATAGAGCCAAATCTGAGAGAGGGGCAAAGGCCCCGTTCCCGACGTATGGGGTCATGTCCATTCTGGTGACCCGTCCATCGTCAAAATAGCAATAAACAATGTATTCATCGGCTGCCACCGCTTGGACGACGCGAGGGATATACATATCGTTCATGGAGATCCTCCTTTCAAATAGCACAGGTAGGGCGGCCGGTTGGTCGCCCTGTGTGCTGCTTAAATAAGCGGATTGATTGGGTTTACGGGATTCCCACTTTTGGCCAACTCCCAGTTTTTTAGGAGCTCTTCGCGGTGGATTTCGCACCAGGCCAGTACCAGCTTTAGTTGTTTCCCCGGGAGGTGTCCACGTATGACTGCTCCGTCTTGGATGTCAACCAACGCCTTGAAGGTGCCGTACTCAGCGTGGAAATGGGGTGGGTTGTGGTCGAGAAAATAAAAGCAAATCCGAATCCCGTAGAAGTTAGAAACTTCTGGCATTTGCTCTCCTCCTTTCGCTATATATAATATAGCATATATGTCATATAAAGTCAAGCAAAATCATGAGGGAATCAGACATATGGAAAAGAAATTCGCAGAGAGATTTTACAGGTCAAAAATATGGCAGATGACCCGTTCGGCCTATGCGGCAGGAAGGACGGAATCATGGACGAAAAATTGAGAATGGTCAAACTGAACGAATGCGAGGGATGCCCGTATATGGAGCTAGATGCGGGTCAAGTCAATTGGTACGCCGACGGAGTCGCCTATGAGATTGAAGTAGAAGTGCGATGCAAGTTTTATTTTATATGCCAAAGAATTGCAGATAGGAAGAAAAATGGAGAATGAAGTCACGCTGCTGACCGGTGCAGAGCTGGAGCGCGTCAAGAGCTACATAGCCGAGGGCCGGGTCATTGATTTCTACAAGTGGGCCAGGTGGCTGCACCTCCGGGATGAGGTGCTGGCCGAGCTGCACGGCGAGTGCCAGGGGTGCCGGGCCCGCGGGCTGTACCGTCCGGCCTGGGCCGTCCACCATGTCCTGCATCTGCGGGACCACCCAGAGCTGTCGCTCTCCAAGTACTACCGGGACCCCTACACGGGGGAGCTTCGGCGGCAGCTTGTGCCACTGTGCAAGGAGTGCCACTGGGAGGCACACCCGGAGGAGTACCGACCGCGGGCGAGAGAGTATAAGCCGCCGCTAACTTCGGAGCAATGGTGACACCCCCGGGTCAAAAAAATGGCGTTTTAATGCGGGTTCCCGTAATCGTGTGGGTGCTCGACAAAAGATATTTGCTCGTGCGCGAAAGGAGGTGAAGCCCATGCCGGGGCTGACAAGAATCCAAAAATTGAGAAAAACCATCCGTGATGACCTGCTCGCCCAGCTCTCCATGAACGGCACAGAAGGTGGATATTACACTGATTTAGTGGACGATTACATGGGGATGTGGGACGCGAAACAGGGCCTATTGCAGGACATCCGAGAGCGCGGGGTGGCCGTCGAGGTCACCACCAACGCGGGGGTGACCAATGTCCGCAAAAACGATTCGGTGGGAGAGCTGGTGAAGGTCAACGCCCAGATGCTCAAACTGCTGGACGCGCTGAACATCAAGCCGGGGCAGTCGGCAGGGGAGGATATTGTCCTGTAAAATCAATCCTCACATCCTCCGCTACATCGAGATGGTGGAGAGCGGGGAGCTGGTTGCCTGTGAAGACCAAAAGTTGCTCGTCGCTCACGTGCGCCGCTGTTTTGAGACCGAACCCCTTCGTGTGGACGACGAGCAGCTTGAGCACTACCTGGGGATGGCAAAGTATTTCCCCTTTGACCAACTTTTCTCATGGCAGGAATTTGTAATTGCCCTCCACGACTGCGTGTACCGACCCGATGGCCTGCCGCGGTGGCCCGACCTATTCTGCATGATCGGACGGGGGGCGGGGAAGGACGGGACCATCGCCCTTGAATCTGCCTGTCTCATGGGCCCATACAACAACATCCCTGGGTATGACGTGGACATCTGCGCCAACAACGAGGACCAGGCCATGCGACCGGTGCGGGATTTTATCGAGGCGCTGGAGACGCCGGAGTATACCCCGCTACTGAAGCGGTTTTTCCGATGGACAAAAGAGCAGGTGGTCTCCCTGAAAACCAACTCGGTGATGAAGGGCCGCACCAATAGCCCGAAGGGGAAAGACGGCCTGCGGTCGGGAATCGTGATTTTCAATGAGATCCACCAGTATGAAAACTACGCCAATATCAATGTTTTTACTACCGGCCTGGGGAAGAAAAAGCATCCCCGGCGGTCCTACTACACCACCAACGGCGACGTGCGGGACGGCCCGCTGGATGACCTGCTGGAAACCTCCGACAGGATTTTGAGACAGGAGGAACCGGACAATGGCCTCCTGCCTTTCATCTGCCGGTTGGACAGCAAGGAGGAGGTGCACGACCCGGCCAACTGGCCCAAGGCCAACCCTTCCCTTCCATATCTCCCCAACCTGTTGGAGGAGATCAAGAAGGAGTACGCTGAGTGGGTGCGGAACCCTGGGCAACTCCCGGCCTTCATGACCAAGAGGATGAACCTCCCGGAAAGCAATCGGGAGGTGCAGGTGACGGCCTGGGAGAACGTTAAGGCCACCAACCACCCGCTGCCTGACCTGACCGGGCGCACCTGTTCGGTGGGGATCGACTTTGCCAAGACATCCGACTGGGCGGCGGTCAACCTCCACTTTTTCGATGGCGAGACCCGGAACGACATCAACCACGCCTGGCTCTGCCTCCAGTCTCCCGACCTGCCCCGCATTCGCGCCCCCTGGAAGGATTGGGCGAGAGAGGGGCACTTGACGCCGGTGGACAATGTGGAGATACCCCCGCAGCTCCTGGTGGAGTACATTGCCCGGGCGGCCTTGACCTATCATATCCCGGTCATTGCCCTGGACAACTACCGCTACGCGCTGCTGGCCCGCGCCCTGCGAGAGATCGGCTTTGACGCGAAGGACTACAAAAACGTCCGGCTGGTCCGTCCTTCCGACATTGCCCGGGTGGTGCCGGTCATCGACAGCGCCTTTCTCAACCAGACATTCGTATGGGGGGATAATCCGGTGTTGCGCTGGGCCACCAACAACACCAAGCTGGTGCGCAATGGGCGGGGCACCGGGGAGGATTTCGGAAATTACCGCTACGCCAAAATCGAGGCGCGCAGCCGGAAGACCGACCCGTTCATGGCCTTGGTTGCCTCGATGACCGTCGAGGACGAGATCGCAGAAACAAAATTTCAGGGGGTCCCGGACTTCGGGACCTTCGTCTATTGAGAGGGGGTGATACATTGGGTTTTGCAGCGCCACTCAAACGAATACTCGAAAAGATGACCGGAGAGACCCAGCAGGTCGGTGTCAAGGAGATCACCGCGGAGGAGGCGGGGTCTTCCGGTGGGGAGGTGTACGTCCGGGAGTTGGCTTTCTGGGCCTGCGTCAACCTCATCGCAAACGCGGTGAGCAAGTGCGAGTTTAAGACTTTTGAGCGAGGACAGGAGGTCAAGAAAAAGAACTATTACCGCTGGAACATCTCCCCTAATCTCAACCAGTCGGGCAGCGTGTTCCTCCACAAACTGATCGCCCAGCTCTACCGTCACAACGAGGCCCTGGTTATTGATTCCGGGGGCCAGATGTTGGTGGCGGATTCTTTTTGTCGGAAACCCTACGCCCTGCTAGATGATGTGTTCAGCCAGGTGCAGGTCGGGGACTTTTCATTTTCCCGCTCCTTCCTCCAGTCGGAGGTCTTGTATTTCCGGCTGGGCGAGAAGGACATGCGGCAGGTGACCGCGGGGATCTACGATGCCTACTCCCGGCTCATCACCTATACCATGGAATCCTACCAGAAATCGCGGGGGACAAAGGGGCTCCTTAAGGTCAATTCCTCCCGGCTGAACAAAGAGGAGGAACGGGCGAAGTTTGAGAACCTTTTGAAAAATGATTTCCGTGCGCTGTTCTCGGCAGACAACGCCGTCCTCCCTCTGTTCGACGGATACGATTTTGAGCCTATCGCGTCCAAGACCTATTCCAACGAGGGCACCCGGGACATCCGGGCCATGGTTGACGACGTGCTGGATTTTACCGCTCGCGGCTTTGGGTTGCCTCCGGCTCTGCTCAATGGGTCGGTGCAGGACACCGACAAGGCCATTGACCAAGCCCTGACTTTTTGCCTCGATCCTCTCTGTACTATGTTGGCGGAGGAGATCAACCGCAAGACCTACGGGGAGGAGGGCTTTCTGGTCGGGGACTATCTGCAGATTGACACCAAGGCAGTGAAGCACGTTGACCTATTGAGCGTGTCCGCCTCGGTCGATAAGCTCATCTCCTCTGGAGCCTTCACAATCAATGACATCCGCGACCTGGTGGGGGAGCCTAAAATCCCCGAGCCATGGGCCAACGAACACTATATGACAAAAAACTACGCCACCATCGCGGAAGCACTTGCACAGCAGGGAGGAGGTGAAACAGGATGAGAAAATATTACAATCTCCACACCAGCGGCCGGGTGGCCGACATCCAGGTGTATGGGGACATCACCAGCAGCAAATGGGCAGACAGCGACGTCACCTCCTATGACCTGGTGAACGAGTTGGCGGGTCTGGACGTGGACGAAGTGAACGCCTACATCAACTCCTACGGCGGCGAGGTGGCAGAGGGCCTGGCGATCTACCACGCCTTGAAGCGCCACCCCGCCCGAGTGAACACCTACTGCGACGGCTTCGCTTGCTCCATCGCCAGCGTCATCTTCATGGCGGGCGATGCCAGAGTGATGGGGGACGCCTCTCTGCTGATGATCCACAATGCCTCGACGGTCGCCGCCGGGACATCTGCCGAGCTGTCGAAAGCCGCAGAAGACTTGGAGACCATCTCTAACCAGGTGCGGCAGGCATATCTCAACGCCGGGGTGGCCTTGTCGGAGGACGAGTTGCAAGCCATGCTCGACGCCGAGACCTGGCTCACTCCCGTGCAGGCTCTCGAACTTGGGTTTGCGACGGCCATTGCCAAAGAGCCCCAGAGCCAGCGGCCTACCCAGAGCGCCCGCCGGTCGATCTTCGACCGGATAACCGCCGACCCAGAAAGGGCAGAGGAACCCAAAACCGAAGACACACACACAGAGGAGCCGAAGGAAAACCGGCTCCTGAATTTTTTGGCTGGGGCCATGAAGGCCCAGTAAAGGAGGCAATCAATTGACTAATTTTGATAGGATCGACAACGCCCGCAGCGAGTTCGCGACCCGTATGCTGGCGGCTGCCAAAGAGGACAACAACGAGGCGTTTGTCGCTGCACTCTGCGATTTCGGCAAGAGCGTAGAGGACCGCCTGCTGGCGGAGGCCCGCGAGATGCGCGACCAGAACGACGCGGCCATTTTGCAGGCTCGGGGTGTGCGCCAGCTCACCAGCGAGGAGAGCACCTACTACAACAAGATGATCGAGGCCATGCGCTCCTCCAACCCCAAGGCCGCCCTCTCGGAGCTCGACGTGGTGATGCCCAAAACCACCATCGACGCGATTTTTGATGACCTGACCCAACAGCACCCCTTGCTGGAGGCCATTGACTTCCAGAACACCGAAAGCCTCATTGAGATTTTGGTGAACACCAACAGCACCGAGCTGGCTACCTGGTCTCCGCTGACCGCCGAGATCACCAAAGAGCTAACCAGCGGTTTTAAGAAAATCACCCTCGGGATGCACAAGCTGTCGGCCTTCATTCCGGTCGCCAAGGCCATGCTCGACCTGGGCCCTGCCTGGCTCGACCGCTACGTCCGCGCCATCCTGACTGAGGCCCTGTATAACGGTCTCGAGGCGGGGATCATCTCCGGTGACGGCAAGGACGCTCCCATCGGCATGACCCGCCAGGTGGGGGAGGGGGTCACCGTGACCGGCGGGAAATACCCCGAGAAGACCGCCGTTGAGCTCACCGCCCTCGACCCGGTGGCCTACGGCAAACTGCTGGCTACCCTGACCCAGGCCCCCAACGGCAAGCGCCGGGCGGTCGCTTCGGTCATCATGGTGGTCAACCCGGTGGACTACCTGACCAAGGTCATGCCCGCCACCACCATCCGCGCCGCCGACGGCACCTACGTGAGCAACGTCCTGCCCTTCCCCACCACCATCATCCAGTCGGTGCACATCACCGAAGGGAAAGCCATTGTCGGGCTGCCGAAGCGGTATTTCGCTGGCCTGGGCACCGCCAAGAGTGGGAAGCTGGAGTACAGCGACGAGTACCATTTCCTGGAGGACGAGCGCGTCTACGCGACCAAGCTCTACGGCCACGGGGAACCCCTTGACAACAACGCCTTCGTCCTCTGTGACATCTCCAAGTTGGAGCCTGCCATCCAGGAGGTCAATGTGAAGCAGGTCAAGGGCACTGTGACCACCAAGGCCGAGGCCACCCCGGCGTCTAAATAATGAGCCCGGTCGAAGAACTGCTGCCGGGGGTCAAGAACAACCAGGACATCACCTGGGATGACCCTGCGGGGGACGAGAAACTCGCCGGGATCATCTCCCGGGGGATGGCTTACTTGGACGACATCACGGCGACGAGCCTCGACTATATGGCCGAGGACAAGCCGCGGGAACTGCTGATGGAGTATGTTCGGTACGCCCGGTCAAACGCCCTGGACGAGTTCTGGGGCAATTACCAGCTAGAGCTTTTGCGACTACAAATCAGAGAGGAGTTAAAACAGGTTGATCAAGAGCAAGGCCCCGTCGTATAGAGACGGGTTTGTGCAGATTTTCGACCTCCGCACCACCTCGCCCCCCGGCGAGGTGCCGGTGGAGGAACTGGCCGTCACCCCGGCGGCCGTGCTGCGGTACAAGGAGCGGATGGTCGGGTTGACCCGGCAGGAGCTGGCGATGCAGGAGAACATCAATATCTCCCACGTCCTGCGCTGCCCCCTCTGCGCCGGGGTGACCACCGCCCAGATCGCCGTCCTGATGGACGACAGCCAGCACAACATCCGCAAGGTCCAGACCGTGGACGGCACCGGCCCTCACGAGATGGACCTGACCCTGGAAAGGGTGGCGAGACCCTATGAACTACGCTGACGCGATCAAGGCGGCCCTGCTGTCCGTGCTGCCGGAGGTGTACCACGACTGGCCGGCCAACTCGCCCGCCCGGTATGCCGTGTGGCAGGAAGACGGAACCATCGGCGTGAAGGCCGATAATTTGACTGCTGACAGCGGTATGGCGGGTGCGGTGCATCTTTTCACCGTCGATGCTTATGACCCCGCTGTGGCGCAAATACCGGCAGCCCTGGAAGCCTCCGGGCTTGCCGTGGCATTCGGCTCCGTCCAACACGAGGACGTGGGCCGCCGGTACCATCACTGGGAATGGCTGTGGGAGTATGCTTGATGGCGAAGATCAAGAATAACGTCCTACGAGACTTTGAGGCCTATGAGCGCCGCCTGGCGGCGTTGGCTGAAAGCAGCCGGGAGATTATCGGAGAGGTCATCTACGAAGGGGCGGCCATCGCCGCCGAGGCTGTCTCCGAGGAGCTGAAAAAAATCCCGGTACGGTCCGGGAATGCGTTCGGCACCCCGGAGAAGCCGGTAGAGGGTCTCACCCTACCGGCAAAACAGGGCTTGATAGACGGGTTCGGCATCAGCCCCATGCAAGATGATGGGGGATTTCTCAATGTGAAGCTTGGATTTGACGGGTACAACAGCGTCAAAACCAAGAACTTTCCGAAAGGGCAACCAAATGCCCTTGTTATGCGCGGCCTGGAAGGTGGCACCAGCTGGCTGAAAAGTAGGCCGACCGTCCGGGTAGCCATTAGGCGCGCCAGTGCTGCGGTGAAGAAAAAGATGGAAGAAACTACCGACGAGAAAATCAAACAAAAAATGAAGTAGGAGGAACGATATTGGCAACTATTGGATTGAGCAAACCCTATGCCGCCCTGTACCAGGAAAACGGTGGAGTGGTGACCTACACCAAAGGGCAGGTCATGGGCAAGGCGGTGGAGGTCTCGGCGTCCATCGAGACCGGCGACGCCAACAACCTTTACGCCGACAACGGCGTGGCGGAGAGCGACCGGTCTTTTTCCAACGGCACCTTGACTATCACCACCGACGACCTGACCCAGGAAGTCAGCGCCCTGCTGCTGGGGCTTACTCCTGAGGAAATCACCGTGGGCAGCGAGAAGGTCTCCGAGCTGGTCTATAATGACGACGCGGAGGCCCCCTATCTGGGGGTCGGGCTCATCATCAAGAAGAAGCGGGGCGGCGCCTACTGCTACCGGGCCATCGTTTTCCCCAAGGTGCAGTTTGCGGTGCCCGAGGACAGCGCCAGCACCCAGGGCGAAAGTATCGAGTGGCAGACCCCCCAGATCGAGGGCACCATCATGCGGGACGACACCGAGAAACACGCCTGGAAGCGGGAGGCCACCCTGGAGACCGAGGCCAAGGCCGAGGCATACATCAAGCAGGTGCTGGGAATCACCACGCCGGAAATCGGAGGGTAAACAGGATAGATGAATAGGATCAGCTACATTGACATCGCCGGGAAGAAATGCCCGATGAACTTCTCCCTCGGCGCAGTTGAGGAAATCGGCCAGCGGTACGGTGGCTTGGAGGAGATGCAGACCGCTTTTTCGGGAATCGACAAAAAGCCCATGCACGAGGCGCTGGGGGACCTCCTCTGGCTCCTGTCCGTCCTGCTGAAATACGGGGCAAAATATGCCAAGCTGACCGAGAATGGCGACGGGAAGGCATACAGCGCCGAGGACCTGGCTGTCCTCTTTGGTGTAGAGGATGCGGGCACCCTTTCTCAGGCCCTGACTGCGGCCATGAACCTGGGAGCCACAACCACTCTGGAAGTCGAGGACGAGCCAAAAAACGGGGAGGCCACACTGGGCCGGTAAACCCGGTGTGGTACCAATACTATGCCATGCGTATGGGCATCCCCCGCAACGAGTACCCGCTGATCCCCGCCGGAGAGTTTGCCGACCTGCTAGCCTGCCACCGGGTGGAGCAGGGTGTGGCACGGCTCAAAATGCCGCTGGACGACGAAGAAATCATCCCTGACGTGCCTTGACCGCTTGTGCCCGGCGATGGTACAATGTGGAAAAAGTCGGAAGGGTTGATTTTATGGGGCTGTTTGGCAAAGTAGAAAACTGCTGTGTTTGTGGGTCCAAGGGAAGCAAAAAAATCGCCGACGGATATATCTGCGCGGAATGCTACAAGAAAATGCGTGGCTTTTTGAACCTCAACAAGCCCTTTAAGGAGCAAACCTCTTCCGACCTGCGGCGGGCAGTTCGGGATAGCGAGCAGAATCAATCCCGGGTTTTGAAATTTACGCCCACTCAAAAAGCTCTTGGTTATTTGTGGGTCGATGAGGGCAAAGGCTGGCTAATTGCGAAAGGCGATACCCACAATGACAAGCACAACCCGCGGGTGTTTCTCTTTGACGAAATATTGGGCTTTGATGCTGATGAAGACGGCGCGATTGTGGCAAAAAGCGGGTTGGGCGGCGCAGCTGTCGGAGGACTGCTTTTTGGAGGAGCGGGAGCACTGGTTGGGGGCCTCGCGGGGCATAAAACAAAAGATATGGTCAATAGTCTGACTATCCGGATTAGAACATCTTATCGAGGGCACCCGCTTATTGAAATACCTTTGCTGACCGCCCCTGTAAAGCGTGGGTCGTTTTCTTACAACTTGGCTAAAGAGAGCGCGACCGCGATTCTCAACTTATTGGCAGGCTGTGTTGGAAAGCACGAAGCAGTACCTCAGAGTACCTCTGCGGCCGACGAAATATTGAAGCTGAAAGCCCTTTTGGATACAGGTGTGCTGACTCCCGAAGAGTTTGCAGAAGCCAAGCGGAAAGCCTTGCGATAATCGGCAAAAGCTGTGCTTATTTTTTAGGAAAGATTGGTGCTGATTGCAGTAAGGTTGGGCCTGTTGGCACTGCCACGTCGCGCTCCACGGGGTGCAAAACCAGAAAAAGAGATCATCTACGGATGGTCTCTTTTTTATGCCTAATTTTGAGGAGGTGAGTTATTGTCGGTAGACATCGGCCCGCGCATTGGCGTTGATGGAGAGAAGGCATTTCGGGATGCAATGAACCGGGTGTGCGACGCCATCAAGTTGACCAACGCGCAAATGAAGGCGGCCATGGCTCAGTTTGACCGTGCTGATAAGTCTGAGGAAAAATTGACCCAGCAAAACGCGCTGCTTGAAAAGAGCATCGACGGGTGGCGCGATAAACTCAAACTGCTGAACGACAACTTGGAAACCCAGAAAAAGAGGCTGACCGAGCTGGGAGTGGCCCTCGACAAGGCCAAAAAGAGTGGGGGTGACAACGCCCAGGAGGTCGCCAAAGCCGAGGCGGCGTACACCCGGCAGGCCCGGGAAGTCAATAAGTGCGAGGTAGAGGTGGCGCGCGCCACAGAGAGCCTGAACAAGATGGACCGGCAGCTCCGCTCCAATAAGGAGGAGCTGGAGAGAGCCGCCGTCGGTGCTGACGACCTGGGGGATGGGCTGGACGACGCCGGGGACAAGTCGCTGAAATTCGGGGACGTGCTCAAGGCGAACGTGCTGGGGTCGGCCATCTCTAAAGGGATTGGTTTCCTGGCCCAGCAAATCAAAAATGTGGGGTCGGCGCTGGCGAACGCCACCAAAGAGGGTGTAGAACTGGCCTCTGACCTGATCGAGAGCCAGAACGTGGTAGACACTACCTTCGGAGAGAGCGCCGAGGTGGTGAATAAATGGGCGAAAAACGCCGCCACCTCCTACGGCATCTCTGAGTTGGCTGCCAAGCAGTACAATGGCACCCTGGGAGCCATGCTCAAAAGCATGGGGCTCTCTCAGGACGCCGTGGTGGATATGTCCACGGCGATGGTCGGGCTGGCCGGTGACATGGCCTCTTTTTATAACCTTGATGTGGAAACGGCTTTCGAGAAAATTCGCTCCGGCATCTCCGGCGAAACTGAACCGTTGAAGCAGCTCGGCATCAATATGTCGGTCGCCAACCTCCAGGCCTATGCCCTGTCCCAGGGAATCACCAAGGCATACAACAGCATGAGCCAGGCCGAGCAGGTCACCCTCCGCTACAACTACTTGATGAGCGTGACCGCTGACGCACAGGGGGACTTCGCCGACACTTCGGACAGCCTCGCCAACCAGCAACGCATCCTGGCCCTGCAAATCGAGAACGCAAAGGGGGCCATTGGTCAGGCGCTATACCCGGTTATCACCCAGATTACCACTGCATTTAACGAGTGGTTTGCGACGGTGGACAAGGAAAAGTTGACCGAGACCATCAAGTCGGTGGTGCAGGCCATCGTTGATAACGGCCCATTGATTATCTCCATTATTTCTGGTATTGCCGCAGGGCTGGCCGCATTTGGGATTGCTTCGTTAATTACAAAAGTGGTAGGGGCATTCAAAGTGCTGTTCACGACTTTGCAGGCCGGGACAGGGATTATGAAGGCTCTCGGTGCCGCTATGAATACTAACCCCATCTTTTTGATTGTGTCAGCAGTCGCCGCCCTGGTCACTGCTTTCATTACCTTGTGGAACACCAGCGAGGACTTCCGCAACTTCTGGATCGGCCTCTGGGACACCATCTCCGGGGCCTTCTCCGCTGCTTGGGACGGCATCGTCAACTTCTTCACAAAGACCATCCCGGACGCTTTCAATGGCTTCATTAACTGGATCAAGAAAAACTGGCAGGGGCTGCTGCTTCTGCTGGTCAACCCCATTGCCGGGGCCTTCAAGCTGATCTACGACAACTGCGAGGGCTTCCGAAATTTCATCAACAACTTCGTCCAGTCGGTCAAGGACTTTTTCGTCAACGGCTGGAATGCCATTGTGGCATTTTTCATTGAGACCATCCCCGCGTGGGTCGCCTCGGTAGCGGAGTGGTTCAACGAGCTCCCCCGCCGAATCGGCGAGATGATCGGGGCCTTGATTGGGCATGTCGTCCAGTTCGGGCTTGACCTCTGGAACTGGGTCACGGTAGAGCTGCCGAAAATCATCCAGGCTGTGGTTGACTGGTTCGCCCAGCTTCCGGGTCGCATCTGGGAGTGGCTGAAATCCGCGGCGCTGAAAGTTGCCCAGTGGGGGGTCGACCTCTACACCACCATGAAGACCAAGGTGGAGGAGGCCATCACAGCGGTGGTTGACTGGTTCTCCACCCTGCCCGGGAAAATCTGGGACTGGCTGGTGGAGACCGTCCAGAAGGTCATCCAGTGGGGCATCAACCTACGGAATAAGGCCAAGCAGGCCGCCACCGACATGGTGACCAACGTGGTGGACACCATCAAGAGCCTGCCCGGCAAAATCGTTGAAATCGGCAAAAATATCGTCACTGGCCTCTGGGAAGGAATCAAAAGCATGATCGGGTGGATCAAGGACAAAATCTCTGACTTCATCGGCGGCATTGTCGATGGGGTGAAGGGCGTCTTGGGCATCCACTCGCCCTCAAAAGTGTTCGCCGGTATCGGTGAGTACATGGGAGAGGGCTTGGGGATTGGCTTTGCGGATTCCATGCGGACCGTAGCCAGCCAGATGCAGAATGCAATACCGACCACCCTCGCAGGACCGTCCTTGTTAAATGTGTCTGGGGCGGCCGCTGGGAACGCGGGATCCGCCGTTTCTGCTACGCCGGTCTCGGTGGTGCTGCGAATTGACCATTTTAACAATTACTCCCAGGATGACATTGCGACCCTCTCCGACATGGTGGCCGCGCAAATCCAAGACAAGGTGACCAGACAGCAGGGGGTGTTCAGGTGACCAATTACTTTATTTTTGACAACCACCGGTCTCTGGACTATGGCCTCCAGCTCAACAAGGTGGACACCCTGTCCGCCCCCGCCCGAGAGGTAGAGGTCAAGAGCATCCCCGGACGGTCCGGGGAACTGCTCATCGACAAAAACCGGTTCGGCAGCCAGACGGTGACTTATGGGGCGTTTTTCAAATGCGCTCGCGGAGAGGTTCCCGCCTACGCCCGGCGCATCAAATCCTGGCTGCTGGGTGTGACCGGATACCGAGAACTGGCCGACACCTACGACCGGCAATATTACCGCATGGCCCGGTACAGCGGCGCACTGGACATTGAGGCCGTAGGCCGCCGGTTCGGCAAGCTCGACCTCTCTTTTTCCTGCCAACCTTTTCGGCTGCGGCAGGATGGCCGGGTGCTGCGAGAGCTGCCTCTGGAGAGCACCGTCTACAACCCCGAGGACTGGCCCAGCAAGCCCTATTTCCGGCTGTACGGTAACGGGGACATACAGCTGGTGGTAGGGAAGGCGGTGTGGCAGTTTTCGGGGGTTTCCGGCTACATCGAGGTGGACAGCGACATCATGGAGACCCACAAAGACCTGCTGCCCCAAAACGGCAAGAAGACCGGCGACGGCTACCCCGAGCTGGCCCCCGGATGGAACCTGGTCAAGGCCACCGGGGCGACAAAAATTGAGATGATACCGAGGTGGTGTACATTATGATCCCTACCCTATATGCGCCGGAGGAGACTGCGTTCGAGAGCGACGGCCTGGGGCTGCTGCCGGACTGCCTATCCTGCGAGGTGACGGAGGAGCGCAACGGCGTGCTCGAGGCCTCTCTCCAATACCCAACCACCGGCAGGCACTACGCCGACATCGAAAACGGCAGCGTTGTCAAGCTACTGCCAAACGACACCAGTGACCCCCAGCTGTTCCGGGTCTACAAGATTTCGGCCCCCATCAACCAGGTGGTGACCCTCTCCCTTGAGCACATCAGCTATGAGCTCAAGGAGGTGCCAGTCATCAATTTCAAGGTCTCCGGCAACGCGGCGACCGCCCTAAACACCCTGCTGGGGTCGGCGGTCATCCCTCACCGCTTCACCGCCTGGTCGGACATTACTTCCAGCAACTCCACCGAGATCAAGGAGCCTTGCAGCGTCCGGGCCTGCTTGGGCGGGAAAGAGGGCTCCATCCTGGACGTTTGGGGTGGGGAATACGAGTGGGACAATTTCGAGGTCAAGCTCCATGCCCACCGGGGGCAGCAGACCGAAGTGGTGCTGGAGTATGGCAAAAACATCACCGACTTAGTGCAGGAGAAAAACATCGGGGAGATGGTGACTGCCATCCTGCCATATGCCAAGCAGACCGTGGACGGGGCAGAGGTCTACACCATCCTGCCGGAGCGGTACATAGAGGCACCCACGGCGGATAAGTTCCCCCGCCTGCGGGTGGGCGTCCGGGATTTCACCAGCGACTTTTCGGAGGGCGAAGAAATCACGGTGGCCGCCCTGCGACAGAAGACCCAGGCATATATCAAGTCTGCCAATGTCGGGGTGCCGTCGGTCAACATCAAGGTGGCGTTTGAGCCGCTCTGGCAGACCGAGGGCAACGAGGCCCTTCGCCCCCTGCAAAAGGTGGGGCTGGGGGACACCCTGACCGTGCGCTTCCCGGCCCTGGGGGTAGACGCCACCGCCAAGGTCATCAAGACCATCTACGACCCGTTGGCGGAGAAATACACCAGCATCGAGCTGGGGGACGCCAAAAGCGACCTTGCCGACACCATCGGCGGGATGCAGAACAGCGTCCACGAGATTGAAAAGACCGTCAGCGGCGTGGACAGCCTGATCGAGGCCGAGGTCAACCGTGCCACCGACATCCTGACCGGCACCGACGGAGGCCACGTGGTCATCAAGCGGGACGACGCCGGAAAGCCGCAGGAAATCCTCATCATGGACACCGAGGAAATGGAGACCGCGCGGAAGGTGTGGAGGTGGAACATGGGGGGCTTCGGGTACTCCTCAAATGGCATCAACGGCCCCTATGACACCGCCATCACCATGGACGGCCACATTGTCGGCAAGTTTATTACCGCTTACACCATCATCGGCTCTCAAATCATCGCCGGGCGCATCCAGTCCAAGGATGGCACTATCTATTTTGACCTGGATAGCGGGGACGCGGCGGTGAAAAAGCTCATAGGCGCAGGCGGCTACCAAGTCGATGTTGGGGGGTTCAACGGGTCTGATGGATCCCAACTCTACGGGATTCGTCTCAACAATGCAGAAGGGGTCCCACTCATTAAAATGGGGGGATACTCGGTGGCAGCAGAACATGCCTTTCTCTCCGCTCCTAGGTCATTTGGGATTGATTTTGGAGGCGAGACAGAAAAATACAGTGCGCACCTATATTCGTCGTACGGATGGGCTCTTGGAGACCCCACAGAAGAACATTCTTGCGCTATCCACATGCGCATAGATGATTCTCCGGCCTCCTTTGAACTACGCAGAAATCGAATTTTGATTAGCTCGTCACCAGTCGGTGGCGGAAGGGCGTCAGGAATTGAGATTGACGAAACGGGTGTAAACATTTATGGGCCTAAAGTCACTGTCAATGGCAGAGAAATATAGGGAGGTGAATCCTTGCAAATTACAAATAAAATCACGCTGAACCTCTCCGGTGAAGAGGTTTTTGCGCCGATCGTGGCGCACCAGGGAGACCTAGACAGCCGGGTGGTAGAGTGCGCCCTGCAAAAGGACGGGGTGCCTTACACCATCGAGGAGGGGACCACCGCCCGGGCGACCTACAAGAGCGCTGCCGGAGTGAGTGACATCCACGACGCGGAGATTACGGGGAACGCGGTCATTGTGCCGCTCATCCCCTCTCTCTTGGCGTCGCCCGGTGACGCCCGCTGTGACGTGCTCCTGTCCAAAGGGGGTGCGGTGGTGGGCACAGGGCGTTTTACGGTGCTGGTCTCGCCTGCGGCAGCCATTGGGCAAGACCTTGAAAAGTCGCCGGAATACCAGTCTTTCGTCGCCGCCCTGGCTGATAAAGACCAGTGGAAAGAGGAAACGGCGGAGGCCATCTCCAAGGCTACTGCGGCCACCGAAGGGGCCAACACCGCCGCACAAGCTGCGAATGATGCTGCGGCAAGCGCAGACGCGGCGAAGCAGGCTGCTCTTGACGCGGCGGGAACCGCGGCCACAGCCGCAGAGACCGCCAACACAGCCGCAAACGGGGCCAACACCGCCAAGACCCAAGCGGAGGGGGCGGCGCAAAGCGCGCAGACTGCCGCCACTAGGGCCAATGAAGCTGCGGAAGGGATCGAGAGCACAGGCATAATCGCCCACATGCAGAGTACTAGCAACCCCCACCAAGTGACGGCGGAGCAGGTGGGGGCTATGGCGGCGGATGCGATCCAGAGCGGCAGCAACGCCAATGGGTCGTGGACTAAGTGGCCGGACGGGACGATGATCTGCCGGGGTGTTGGGGTCTACGCCGTGCAGACATCCGAGATCACAGTGGGACTGCCGCAGGCATTTGCGGCGGCTGATTATACCCCGGTAATATCGTTTCACTGGACTGTCACAGCGGGAGCAATTGGGGCAATTGTAGGCATTACGACAAGCGGATTCCGGGCGCGGGTAGCTGATGCCATAAACGGCAAAACCTACGAAAACGGTACACAGTTGACAACGTCCTATATATGCATTGGCCGCTGGAAATAAGGAGGGCAACAGCAATGGCATTAGCTAAGCAGATTACATACGACAACGGCACGACCGCCAGTTACCACCGCATCGACGGGGCGCTAGCGCACTACCACCCCGACAATGGGGCCACAGTGACCGCCACCCTGTACAGCTACCTCACCGAGGACACCCGGGTGGCCAACGCAGGGGCCCCGGTCTCGGCTACGAATATTACTGCCGAGCTGACCGAGACCCAGGTCAACGGCAACCTGCGCAAGACCATGTACGCCAAAATTAAGGCCCTGCCCGAGTGGGCGGACGCCGAGGACTGTTAGGAAGAGGTAAGTAGTGGAAATTGTGGAGACCCTCGCTGCCCTGGAACAGCGGACCAAATCCAACACCCGAAGAATTGATAAGCTGGAACAGAACCAGGAGGCCATCCAGCAGTTGGCCCTGTCGGTGCGGGAGCTCGCCACCCAGATGCAGGGCATGAGGGAGGAGCAGGCTGACACCAGCAAGCGCCTTGCCGAATTGGAACGCAAGCCCGCGTCCATGTGGGACAAGCTGGTGGCGGCCCTCATTGGGGCCATTGCCGCCGGCCTTGCCGGCGCTGCCCTCTCGCTCATTGTCAGATAAGCGCCCACCCAGGGCGCTTTTGTTTTGCCCCCACGCGGGGTGGGAAGGAAGGAACAAAATGGAACAGATTATCAACTACATCAAGCCCGAGCTCATCCCGGTGGCGGTGGTGTGCTACATCATTGGGGCGGCCCTCAAGCGCACCGAACTGCTCAAGGACAAGTATATCCCAGTCGTGCTGGGGGCGTTTTCGGTCGCTGTCTGCGCTATCTACGTCTGCGCGACCTCTGACCTGTCCACCGCCCAAAACGTCCTGATGGCGGTATTTGTGGCTGTGGTGCAGGGTCTGCTCCTCGCGGGCGGGAGCGTGTACGTCAACCAGATCATCAAGCAGACCAAAAAGGAGGAAAAATAATGGCACAGAAACTCATCCAGCCCATCAACAACGCCCGACTCACCGCGTCCTATAAGTGGGGGAGCGCCTACAAGCGGGATTTCGGCGGCGTCCACTACGGGCAGGACATGACCGGCGGCCCCATCGTCTACGCCCAGGGTAACGGCGTGGTGGCCTTTGCCGGCTGGGACGATGTCTGCGGTTACGTGGTGGGGATCGTCTATGATGACTGCGTCAACCACTTTGACGGCGGGCACCGCCCCCTAGTGGGGCGCTACTACCACATGGCGGACGTGCGGGTGAAGAAGGGCCAGCGGGTCACCAAGGATACCCGCATCGGCACCGTGGGGAACACCGGCAAGTACACCACAGGAGCCCACCTCCACGTTGAGATGGACACCGACACCAAGTACCCCAATTACACCCCCACCCTGGCGGGCAACTCCAATCTGCTCAAGAAGGGCCTGCGGGGAGCCAAGGACACCACGGTGGACCCCATGCGCTGGACGCACACCAAGGCCAGCGCCCCGGACAATCAGACCATCGTCGCCGGGTATGGCAGCGACTGGGTCGACCCTAGAGATGCCAAGTTGCCCAAAATCTAAGAGTACATAGAGAGCGCCCCGACTTGCTTTTCAGCAGGCCGGGGCGTTTTTTTGTTTGACAAAACAGAAACGCGGGCCTATAATATATACAAAGTCGAGGGCAGCTATGCCGCCCCGTGGATTGAAATAGTTTATAGCGCATTACTAGGTCTCTTATTGGAGAATTAGGAAAGTCCCCCGGTAGCCGTTTGGTTGCTGGGGGACTTTTCTGCGCCTAAAAATAATTATCTATTTTATCAGATATTATAGTTGACAACATCTGATATATATGATAATATATAGGTACAAAAGAAAGGAGAGAGCACTATGAAGTACATCGTCAAAAGAGCTTGCGGCCACGAGGAAGAGGTACAAATCTATGGCAGCACCGCCGATCGCGAGCGCAAGCTGAAATGGTACGAAGAGACCGAGTGCAAAGAGTGCTGGAAACTCTCCCAGGTTAGTGACTGCGAAGAAGTCAGAATGAGCTACCGCGACTATAAGACGCAGTATGCTGACTGCAAAACAAAAACCGGCAGCTATGACGCTGCAGAGAAAACCATCGTCGTGTATGTGCCCCGCGAGGAGCCGGTAGCGGAACTGTCGGAGGCAGAGGAAGAAGAGCCTATCACCGAAGAAGAGGCCATCAATATCATGGTGGCCTGCGGGATGCCGGAAGAAATAGCCAAGTGGTGGCTCTCGATGGACAGAGAAACCATGCAGCGAAATTTTGAACACAAACAGCATCTGCTCAAAAAATACATGAAAACAGAGCGTGGGAAACGTCTCGCAGATGCCATCGCCGGATTTAAGACCTTGGAAGAATGCCTGGAAATCGCCGTGAGCGTCAAACGATAAGGAGGAAATAAAAATGAAATTGTACCGAGTGAGAGAGGCCGACGCCATCAGACAGGGGCTTGACCCTGCCTATCTTCTCTACGACCCGCAGCACATATCCGCCATGTGGGTGGATGAACTGGATATCACCCTGCCGGAGGGGTACACCGTAGAAGCCGCCGAGAGCGGCGAGCCGATCATCTGCGACCCGCAGGGAGAAGGCTGCCTCCTCGTGCATCGCGGCGGCCCGGCGGTGTACAATGTCAATTCTGGCTGTGAAAAATTGGAGGTGGCATAATGGACAGGGATGCAGTCTACGCCCTGGGATATGCCTATGGCCTGCTTGAAGGGCAAGCGGAAAAAGAGGGGTACCGGCCGGACGTCCATACCGGGAAACGGAAGAATGCTTGCCTCCGCCCCATGATGGGGTACACGCAACTGTACTCCGACCTGATTTTTGGGCAGCACAAATTTAGAGACAAAATCAAGCGCAAATGGATAGACAACCAGATGGCCGAGCTGCTGCAATATGTGGAGGTGGAGGAGCTTGACAACAACGTCATCTCCTTAGACCTGCAAGGAGTGTGGCTGACCGCCTACTACCACGGGCGGGGCGGGAAAAAGGCCCGGCTGGGGAAGGAGAGCGAGGAGGCCGAGAAGGCCGAGGCGCCGAAGAAAAAGGGGATCAGCGCCTGCCGGAAGGCGGCGGGCATGACCCAGAAAGAGCTTGCGGACAAGATGGGGACGGGGCAGAGCGCGGTATCCGCGTGGGAAAACGGTGGGAACGTCACCATCGAAAACCTGAAAAAGCTGGCCGAAGTGCTGGGCTGCACAATAGATGACTTAGTGGTCTGACCAATGCGAGAGAAAAACAAAAAGGTCTGTGTTGTCTGTGGGCGGGAGTTTTTCGCTCCCCCGAGCAGCGGGTCAGTATGTTGCGGCCCGGTGTGCTCAAAGACCCACCGCAGGGAGCTGGCGGGTCGAGAGATTGCACGGGCTAGCATCCAAAAGGCAAAAACGATTGGGATGCAGGACCCACGGCTCCAGCGCGGTGAACAGCATATAAACGCTAAAAAGCGGGTCATCAAATCCCCGGACGGCGAGACTTATCACTGCCACAACCTGTTACACTGGTGCAGAGAGCACGAAGACATATTGCCGGGAACTGCGCGGCAGGCATGGGACGGGTTGTCAAAAATCAAATACTCGATGCAGGGGAAAAGAAGACATCCTTGTTACACGTGGCGCGGTTGGACGTTGATTGATTGGGGGGATTAGCTAGACAGCCGGGTGAACCTTCCCCGGGCAGGGTCTTGAACCTGCCCTATATGGCAGAAATTTTGGAGGCGGTAGAGGCAGGAAAACGTCCGAATTTGTAACCCACTTTATAACCCGCTTTGGCTCCAAAGGTGGTGTTTTGATTCCATCGTTTGCGCTACGTGAAACAAATAATTCGCATATTTGTGCCATTTATCATAATACTTGGAATTTACATTGGACATATAGACTGGTTCGAGTCCGGCCACCGGCACCAAACAGGGCTTGGACGAACACCTACTTTTTTGTAGGCGGTTTTGTCGTGAAATGTTCGCTCTGATACCAAACAGAAACCCGCCATCTTAGATTAAGTTCTAAGGTGGCGGGTTTTGTTATGCCAATTTATATTTTTCTGAAAGTAAATTCGGAATCTCGTGCCTTTTATCTAAAGAATGTGATTCTCTAAGTATTTCCAAAGGATCAAAGAATGGGGTAAATGAAACAATGTCTTGTCCAGTCTTTCCCGCTTCGCAAAGAACCTTGCTTTCACGGACCTCATTCTCAATAGATTTTGAAAAGTACATATCCTCCGAATACATAAACATAATCAATGTCAATGCGGCAAGTTTGTCCTCTAATGTAAGTTTATTAAATTGTTTGTAAAACTGCCTATAACGCTTATCTCCATCCTCAATAAACATCACGATTACAGTTTCCGATTTTAAAGGTAATATGCTTATATGAATGTTTTGTATTCTGTACTCAGGGGATGGATTATAAATGTTGTTAATAATATTACTGTTAAAATCAACTGCCAATGCTAACGAACATTGAAAAGCAATTGGAACCACATAATTTGGTTTTTCATGATAGCACACATAGTAGTCTGTTGAACTGTCTTTTTTTAATGCTTTCTTTGCTTTTTTATAGCTGTCCTCATATTCCTTTAAATCCATTTCATTTGCAGTGTTTTTTGCATCGCTAAACATCCGTGCGGCATCTGTTTTTTTGGCAGAAATATTAAAAAGTTCTATTTCAAAAAGCCGTTTGCTAATGGATTTCAAACTGTTTTTTAATGCCATTTGGGCAATCATCTTCGGAGTAGGTTGAGTTGAATAATTATCGGGATTCTCATAATCCGAAAAGATCTTACTGTCACAATCATTGCAAATTAAATGAAATGTTCCTGCTTTATTCACTCCGTTTTCAGTATCAATTAAAGGATTATCCACAACGGTATTTAATGTAAGTACATCGCCATTTGTGGCTATATTTTCAAGACAAAATCTCGGAACAGAATGCGAATTACAAAAGCTCGTAACGCTCTTTCCACAAAAATAGCAAGTATCTCTCTTTGCAGCTTGACGTGCTTCTTTTAAAAGTTGGCTCATTTGCTTCTTATATGTGAAATCGGTTCTGAGCAATTCTTTTTCCTCGTCTGAAAAAGCACCCAAATTAAAGAGATTAACCATATCATCAAACATCTTTTTCACCTTTTCAAAAACAATATATCATAGTTTCAAGCAATTAACAATCCAAATACTATATGGGGGAACTTGGCTCTTCTGAAAGAAGTCGAACCCAATACATACAATAGCCTTCTCATTAAATATGCTGGTTATTGCGATGGTGATGTCATTGCAGCAATTAAGAATGGGCAAGCCATATCGATTTGCCCGATATCTAAAAACTTTGTGCTATTTCTCCGGGCCACACCGCCTTTTAATAATATAATTGGTGGGGTGGTGAAAAGCTGAATATAGGGCAAGAAACGTCGAAAATCTAAGTGTTTGTAAAAACAAACTTGTGCTGAACCTGGAATTCTTATTTTTAGCTGGGTATCTATTTTGTCAACGCTTCCCAAAGCAACCCGCAGTTGTTTTGAACTGCGGGTTGCTTTTTATTTTATGGGGCTTGGACCCCCTATTTGAATGAGAAGTGTTGCCCCGACAAAATGCATTGAAAAGTGTGTTTCAATAAATTTAGGATCATGCTTTTCTCTGTATGCGGAGCAACACAAACAAAATGAAAATGAGGAGCCAGAGATGAAGAAAAATGTGATCCTGTGTGCGGTTTGTCTGGTGCTGAGCATTGTCGGGGGAAGCGTTGGCACTTTGGTGACACAGTCCGTGAACAAAAGCGATGCGACGCCGGCCATGGCGCGGCAGGGAGAAAAAGGCGATACCGGTCCTCAGGGAGAAAAGGGTGAACAGGGCGACACCGGTCCTCAGGGAGAAAAGGGCGAACAGGGCGATATCGGTCCCCAGGGAGAAAAGGGTGAACAGGGCGATATCGGTCCTCAGGGTGAAAAAGGCGAGCAAGGTAATACTGGCCCTCAGGGTGAAAGAGGCGAACAGGGCGCCGCCGGCTCTCGAGGAGAAAAAGGCGATGGATTTCAGGTTTTTAGTGCTGCAAATGCGGCGAACTATCAGATGGGCGAGTGTATTGTTTATAACGGTTTGGCTTATATTGTCGTAGAAAAACCGAGCGATACTACTCCTCCCGACGCCAGCGGCCAATACCTTTCGTTTTCTGTTTTTTACCAAAGACTGAAAACAGCAGAAGATAAGGCGAAATGGGCGGCGGATGATGCTTCCCGAGCAAATCAAAGGCTGGACAATCTATCGATTTAGCCTATATATGGTGCATCCTTTATGTAGCACCATTTTTAGTCCGCAGTGTTTCCTTTTTTGTCCGTCGGACAAAGCAGAGCCCGAATGCAGTTGGCGTTCGGGCTCTGCTTTGTTTTCACCGTTGCGTCTATGTGGGAAACAGCGCTTTTGGTGGTGCCAATTTGAAACACCCCCGAAACAACTGCATATTTTGGGGGTTTGTTTCAGGAGAATCTGTGCAGAAAATCCACAGTGGTCTTTCCTCTTGAAGATTTACCGCGGCGGGTTGCACTTGGAGCAGGGGCTGTAACTGCGCTTGGCGTCATCCAGCGAGATGGGGATACAGCTCTTTTTTAGGTACTGGCAGCCGGCGCGGTGGTATTTCTCCCCTGTCTTGGTCACATAGACGGTGACGCTTTGCTGGGGCTCTGTCGCGGGGGCGGAGGAACTGCTGGGCGGGGCGGCAGGGGCAGGGGTTCTGCTCGGCGGCTGAGAGGTCGCCGCGGCGGAGGAGGTCGGCTTGGAGGGCGCTGGAGAGGCGCTCTTTTTGGATGCGGCAGCCGAGGAGGTTTGGGAGCTGGAAGACACCTGGCTGCTGGAAGCGGAGGAGGAAACACGGCTGGAGGAGGACGCGCCGGACGAGGTGGCCGGAGCGGAGGGGGCAGAGGACCCGCCTTCCCCGCCTTTGGCCGCGGAGCAGCCGCCCAGACAGAGGGCGGCCGCCAGCAAGAGGACAAACAGCTTTTTCACGACAACATCTCCCAGTTGATTGGATGGGGTTTTCTCCATCCTAGCGGGGAGGGGAGAGATTGTCGCGAAAAGTTTGTCGAAAGGGGAAGAAATTTGGTGAAGAGGGCTGCCTTCGGATAGGGTCGTGGGGCGGCTTTGCGCCTTTTTTTGGAAACAGGCGTGAAAAAAGCCCCCCAAAGGAGGCCTTTTGCCGCGGTGGTCCCTATTTTCCAAACGCATCTTCGATCACGTCCATCAGGTGCTCCGGCGCCAGCTCGTACCGGTTGCACAGAGCGGCGATCTGCTCGACAAAGGGGCGGGAGACCGAGACGTCGGACACCTGGCGGAGAAGGAGTTTGCCGCCCCCCTCTCTGCGCCAGACGCGGATGCCATAGGTGAGAAAGGTGCCGCTGTCGGCGATCCGGCGGAGTTCCTGAAACACCGCGTATTCGAGTTGCAACTACATCACCTCCTCTCGCAGGCTGTCCAGGCTGAAACCCAGTTGAGAGGAGATCCGCAAAGCGGTCGCCAGACTGGGGTTGGTGTGCCCGTTTTCGAGATTGTGATAGTGGCGGGGACTGATGCCGCAGAGCTCCGCCATCTTTTCCTGGGTCAGGCCGCGCGCCTCCCTGGCCAGTCTGAGTCGCAGTCCAAATTGCACCGCTACGCGCTTGAATCTGTCCAC